AGGATTTGACCGTGCCGGACAGGTAGATGCCAATGGACGTGGCGTTGTATGTCCCGGAAGGTCCGCGCAGTTTGGGCTGGATCAGCGTGACGTTTGATGCGGTGATCGACAGGAGTGAGATGTTGGCAGCCGTCGAAATGGTTCCGCCTTGGAAGTCGATAGTCGAGTTGGCGGGGATCGTCAGGCCAGTCGTGCAACGATAGTTTCGGCCCGGTCGCAAGGTCAGGACAGCGTTAGCCGCAGCCGCCGCCGTGATTGCGTTCTGCATGGCCGTGGCGTCATTGGTCGAGCCATCACCAACCGCGCCGTATTGTTCTGGATACACGACGCGGCGCAATGCAGTCTGCACCGTTTCAGCCACAGCCCCCGTGCCGGATTGCAGGAGGCCGACCAGTGCCGAGCCGCCCGAAGCCGAATAGAACGCCTTGATGTAGTCGGAAAACACCGTCGCAGTCGTGCGCTTGAGCGGGCCAGGGGCGCGATAGACCACCAGCTCGTCGGTGCCGACGATCGGCGGCGTTTCCGCCGTCAACTCCGGGACTGTCTTACCTGCGGTCATTTTGGCTGGATCCTTGGTTAGGCGACGCGGGACCGTATCACAGGGTTGGTATTTTGCTCAACGCTCATGGGAGGCGCTCCACCCGCTAACGTGCGCCATCTCATGACACATCAGCGTGGCGTAGCCGTCGCCCCAGCGGCAGGGGTTGGGCACATAGATCACCCCGCCGACCGTGCAGCCCACCGCGTTGCGAACCTGGGGGCACATACGCTGAACCCTTGCCTCGGTCGTGAACACCACGCCCGCCGTTGCGTCGCCTTGGAAGCGGGCTGGGGGTCTGTCTCGCCAGTCTGAGCCACCGGACGGCAGCAGGGTGAACAGCCACCACCAGAACAGGCCGGAGAAGGCAAACGCGGCCAGCAATCCGAGGCGGCGGGTCATGGCGCGGTCAGGGCGATGCGTTCAGCCGCAGTAAGAAAACGCGGGATGATCTGGAGGCGCAAAAGGGGGCTGCTTGCGCTAAAGTCCCCGGAAGATTGCCCGATTTGGAATAGCGTCGAAAGCATAGAAGAGGCGGTTTGCCGCGCTACTGTCTGGTCTGTCCCATTAACGCAGAGTGCAGCCTGTGCCGACAGTGTGCTGTAAGAACAAGCTACCTTGGCGGTTGTGCCGGGGGTAAGGTTAGACCCCGTGAGCGTAGAGACGGCGGCTCCATCGCCAATCACCATCGCTGGCGCGGTGTTGTTTCCCGCGTCGCCAATTCGCAAGGCTAAACGTGAGTTCCCGCTGTCTTCCGTGCGCCACCCATAAAGACGCTCTGCCGCTCCTGCTGCCGTTGGCGGAACGGTATAAGTAAGAACTATCGTGCCTTCTGGCGGAAGCACTGAAGTGCCAGCAGCCGGTTGATCTCCATTCCGCGTCCCCGCCGCTCCTGTGGTGATGATGGGGGAGGTGGCGAAGGCTCCTTCCTCAAGTTGTGCGAGGATGAAATAGACGACGGCACCGGGCAGGGCCTGAACGCGCAGCACTTCGGTTGTTGCGGTCGGGGTTAGAACGGCACTAACGCGGGCGTAGGCCGAGGACGAAAACGTCGCGGCCCCAACCGAGGAACCACTGCGGCCAACACTGCCAGACCCTGCCGTGGCTCGGGCGTAGCAAGAGAACGCATGGGCGTTAAGATTGCCAACCGTGCCGTTAATGCTGGCAATGGCGTTGGCCGCTCCTGCCGTGTTGTCCAGTTTGTAGGCCTTGCCCGACGTGCAAGCGCCAGACAAACCAGCCGCCGCCAGTGCAGCCGCGTCATCGACGACCGACAAAATACCCGCCGCGTCACCAGATTTGCTCATGTTGACGGGGTTGCCGACGAAGCCAGCCGCCTCAGTTGGGTTGGCGTTGTGAGACGTGCCCTTGTTCGTCCGCGCTTCCTCAACCAGTATCCCCCGGTTCGTGATGCGGGGGACGCCCGTAGCAAACTGGATCACGTTGCCCGCGAGGTCCAGCGCAGTCGCCGTGCCGTTCGTGTCCGTGCGGGAAAACGTCCAGCCGGGGATGTTGGCAGGGCTATCCGTGCGGGTGTTGTTCAGGCTGAAGACGCCGCCCGCAAAGTTCAGGTCAAGGCCGGTCGAGGCCCCGCGCAGCAGGACAGCCCGGAGCGCCGCTCTCATGCGGACAGCGTCTTGATTAGCAGGGTTCGGGCCGCAGCCGTAGCCGTGAACCCGCCGTTGGTCACCAGATAGCCGAACAGCGAGCCGCCAGCGGGAACGGTGACCTGTTTAGCCAGCCCGGTCTGCTCAACGTAAAGGGTCGAGCCGAGATCGGCGGGAGTGCCCAAGGCAATCGAGCCCATGTAGGACGCCCGGTCGCCCGAGGGCAGGTCCCAGACCGCGTTGTCAGCCAGGGCCGAGGGCGGGGTCACGCTGTAAAGGTGCAGCGTGTAGGAAGTCTCGCCCGAAACCACCGAGGCGGCATCGACGCGCAGCCGCGTGTTGACGATCAGAACCTCACCGCCACCAGCCGGGCCGATGTTCGTAAGCTCACGGGCACCCTGCATGATGTCGCCCGCCAGATAGGCCGCAGCGGCGGGGGTGAAGGTGGCCGTCGAGGTAAAGCCCGAGCCTCCCACGGGAAGGGGCGCAGCGGCGCTGACGTTGACCGGCGCAGCGTCGAGTTCACCGTATGCCATCGCATACGAAGGGACGCTAACCGCCGGGCGTGTAACTTTAGTCATGATGAGTTCCCACTGTGCCGATCACTCAGCCGCCACTGGCGCTGGTGAAGGTTCGTTCGGTGTGTTGCTGTCGTCTGGCTGACTGCCGAGGCGGATTGTTGCCCCTTGAATATAAAGGTCGTCGCCGTTCGCCAGCGGCGGGCGGTTGTCGAGGTTGCGGGCTTCGTTCGGCGTCAGGATCGCCGTCTGGATGCCCTGCGCCATGCCAGCCATCCGGGTCGCAAAATCGCCGCGCATCATGGCGTCGAGGGAGTGTTCAACGTAGCGCCGGTTATTAGCGGCCCCGAACAGTTTCAGGTTCAGTTCTTCTTCCAGCGCCTTCGCCCATTGTGCGATCAGGTGCTTTACGAGGTGCAGGTCTTGCTGCTCGGTGTTGGAAAACGTGCCGTGTGTCAGGTCCTGGACGAAGACCGGCGGAAGGTTGAACAGTCGCGCGATCTCCTCAATCTGGAGCCGTCGCGCCTCGGTCATCTGACCCTTCGCCGGATCAAAGCCGACCGGCTTCAGTTCGTAACCCGCCGGGATCGGGAAGATCGCATCGCTGCCGCTCTTCGCCGCGTCAATCGACCGCTTGATGTCAGCCTGCGCCCGCTTGATCGCATCGGCACCGGCAGGCATTGGCCCGGTCAGCGCGAGAGGCGGAACACCACCGCCCGCGAAGAAGCCGGACGCATAATCGCCCATCGCAATTGCGAGACTGATCGCCTTCGCGCCCATGACCAGCGGGGAGTGAACCGCCAACTGGTCCGACTTCAGCATGAACGGCACGTCGATCACGTCGGCCGCCGGGTATTCCCTGTTATCGACCGTGTAAATCTTGCGGCCGTTTACCCGCTTCACGGTCGCCCGTGTCGAGTCAATCGGCCAAATCGCGTCCACGTTCGGACCGATGCGCTCGATCCACGCCAGCCCCCGGCCGCCCGTGAACACTTGTTGCCAGAAATACTGCCGAAACCCGAACGAGGTCCACTCGCTGTTAGGGGCCTCGTTCAGAACCCGTTGCAGCTTGCCGCCCGTCCGAACCGCCCCGGCGTCACCGGCATCGCGATAGGCATGAAGCGGAAGGTTCGCCAGCGACCGCGAAAGGAACGACACCGAGGCCGACACCGCCGGAACGGTCAAGGCGGCATCCAGGGTCACGGCGGGAAGGCCGTAGGTGTTGACGTTGAAGAACTGCAGGAAGTTCGCCGCGCTCACCGGGACGCGCGGGTCTTCCGGCGAGGCGCGGGTCTCGGTCTTGCCGATGTTCAGGCCGAACAGCTTCATGCAGCGGCCCCCATCAGGCTGAAGTTAGGATCGTCCCACGGCGAACACGCCTCGGGCTCGGCCGCATCCAGTCCGGCCACACCGACCGCCATCGCCAGACTGATCATTCCGTCGATCCGCCCGGTTGACTTGGACTTGTCCATCTTGCGGTTGCCCGCTGCGTCCTGAACGATGATCGCGTTAGCCGCGCACATCGTCATCACGGGATGACCACCGTGGCGGAACCGTTCGTGAAGGAACTCAATTTCGGCCCGGTCAACCGCCGGACCCATGCTGACGAAACCTTGGCCGAACTCTTCAAACGGCAGGACCACATCCAGCCGATCCAGTTCGGCCTGCAAGGTCTTCATCCGGTGCCGGTCGAACCCGATCTTGCGGATGTCCATGCCCTCGGTCAGCGCAGCGATGTCGCGCGCGACGAAGTCATATTCCACCGCAGGGCCAGGCGTGGCCTTCATAAACCCGTCCCGGACCCAAGCATCATAGGGCGTCCGGTCCTTTTTTGACCGATCCGCCAGCGTTGACTCTGGCGTCCAGAAGACCGGCTTAACGTGCCAGACCCCGTCCTTCATGGCGATTAAGACCAGCGCGGTCAGGTCGGTCGTCAGCGACAGATCAAGCCCGCCATAGACGGGGCCTTCATAGAAGGCCGCGTCATCAACCGGACCCGAACAGGCTTTCCAGATCGATGGGCTGACGAACGGGGTGTGACGCGTCACCCGTTGGTTCAGATACAGGTTCCGAAAACTGTTCTCGACCGAGGGCATTCGCTGCGCTTCGGCGGCCTTGTTCGTGATCTCGACTAGCGACCTAAATGAGCCCAGCGCCGGGTTCGCCGCTTCCCATGCCTTCGGATCGCCCATGTCCGCATCTTCGGACGCGGCGTAAACGTGACAAACGATGGTTGGATCACCCGACCGCTTCGCATCGTCGATCCTGATTGACAGCATATCCGCGTCGTTCGGGGCCTGCGTCGAAATCACAATCTGCAAGGCGTCGTCGTATGCGCCCTGCGCCGTCTCAATCGCCTCGATAAACGGGTCGAACTCGCCCCGAACCTGACCCATCTCATCGTGGATTGCCAGCACGGGGGACAGACCGTGAGCCGTCCCAGCTTCCGCCGCGAGCGCTTGATACTCGGTGTTCATTGTCAGGCCGTGGAGCGTCTTGCCCGATGGCGTCGCCTTGACGATGGCCCGGAGTTCGGGCGAGAGCGCGACCATCTTGGCCGCCAGGCTGTAAACGATGGCCGCTTGTTTCCGGCTCCGCGCACCCGACACGATCTGGCTATTCTGTCGCGCCTCGGGTCCGACCAGATGCGCCAGCACAATCGCCGCGATCAGTCCGCTCTTGCCGTTTTTACGGGCAACCGAGAGGATTGCTAATCGCGTCCCGGCCGGGTTGTCGTAGATGTCCCGAATGAACTTAATCTGGAATGGCTCCAGAACCATCGGCTTGCCGACGTGCTTTCCTTCAGGGACGCGGCAGTATCTTCGAATAAACGCCAGAACCCTGTCGGCGCGGGTCAGTTGAAGATTCCGGGCCTCGCCAGCAGATCATCACCCGCCAGCGGATTGCCCGCCTCAATCTCTTTCGCCTGTGCCCGGCGCTTGCCCACGTCCCGCGCTTCACCCGCTGCCCGACCATGAATCGACAGCGACTGACGCGCGCTCTTGATCTGGGCGTGTAAGCCGTGAACCACCGACACCCTCGGATTGGTCATGGGCGTCCCGGCTGCGTTAGCCTGAACCTCACCCTCGGCCCGCAGCTTGCGCCGGTTGTCCACCAGGGCCGCCATCGCGTTCGCCAGATCAGACGCACAAGTCAGGTCGTGGTCCGTCCATTCACTCAGAGCCCGCGCCTTGATGATCTCCGACCAGAACGGGCCAGCGTCATCATCAAGCGGCGCATGGGCTGGCGGCTCAATCGTCCGGGTCGCCTTGACCATAACCTCAACGGCGGCGGTCGTGCTGTCGATCCGCTGCTTACGGGCTTTGGTCATTTGGCCTCGCGCGTGTGCGGGGAAACTGGGTTAGCGTTGGTTTTGCACGCCCCCGCCGTCCCCCTC